GTCGGCGTTTTCCCGGGCCGTTTTCTCGGCGTTCAAGCCCTCATTAAACGCCGTTATAAGGTAGTGCAAAACTTCATTTGTGGAGCTGCTCACGCAGTTCGAGCCGGGTACGTAGGAATCACCGGCAATCATTGCTTTTGTGACACGTACCAAAGCACCGTTTACCCAGACAAGATCGTTGACAGATCTATCGGCTGTCGCGGTGGGGCTGTGCCCCTCATCGTTGGGAGTAATGGCTTTTTTCACATCGGCCCAAAGTTCATCGAAATTGCCAATTTTGGTCCAGAACTCGGCGCGGTCCAGAGAAACACCGGACGGCACCGGCTTTACGGAAAGATAGGCGTTACCGTTGCTGTCCACAACAACGGTATTTGCCTCGTACTGGCTGGTGATGTTCCATTGGATTGGGTTTGCGTACTTAATCGTGGCAAGGCTGACGAAATTCGTCAGTTTGTTATTAAATTCATTCAGCACCTCAATAATCCAATCCAGATTAAGATCATGAAAATTGGTGTAGGGTGCTCGGTGAATAGGATTGATATTCATAATTGTGTCTCCTTAGTAAACCAGCAAACAAAAGTTTGCCCGGATGTCCATAACGATTTTTTGCACCACATTTTCTATTGCAAGTGACAACTCTTTTGCAATGAGGTCTTGAGGGTCTCGCCCTGCCCGGCCCTTCTCGGTCACGGTATCTTTGTAGTTGTCGTGCGACTTCGAGGTGGTTGTCTGATCGGTGGTGGTCGTATCCGTACCGCTGCTGGTAATGGTGTTCCCAGTACCGAGGGCCGTAGTGCTCCTCTCTGCGGTTTGCAATGTCCCGCTGTCAAAACCCGTAACATCCCGGGTAGTGCTGTCACTGCCGTTATTTTGGCCAGTGGTGGTCAAGTTCGGCACTCTGGTTGTCGTTCCCTTGACGCCGTTTGTGCCGGTGCCGGTCCCGGAGTGGTCGGTTGTTCTGGTTCGGTCATCCGACGCCAAAGCGTCGTATTCAAGGCCCAGCGCCTCCGCGTACCGGGTCCAGCTCGGCAGCATTGTTTCCGAATATACGCCCAGCGCTCGGCGCATCGCGGGGCCGTCCGCGTATAACACCTCTAATTCCAGCGTATCAAAAAGTAATTGATTGCAAACAGTTTCTTTAGATACACTGTCAGGGACTTTCAAATCATCAAACAGTTCCGGGTATCCGGCCAACAACCCGTTAAAGCTCAAGGTTGCGTTCATTGTTGTACACCTCCTGCGCCCCAGTATCGGGCGGAAAACGCCAATCGACCCATAAAGTAGATTTGTCAATTCCAAAGAGCTTGTGTACTCGCTCACACCCATGCTGCAAGCTGTCCAACCATAGCGACGCTTTGGCGGCTGTCTCAACGTTGTTAGAATTGACTTCGTCGGTAAGCATACGCTCTTTTTTGCTGGTATTAGTGTTCGGAATGCCGACTTCCGTGTCAAACAGCGCTTTAATGGTTTTAAGGGCTGTAAGCAATTCGTTTGTGATGAAGTTTCCTTTAAGGTCTGTCGCAAAATACATCCATGGGGCTTGCCCGGATGCCCCATTCTTAGGCGCTTTGAGCAAAGAAGAATCTACAAAGACTGCCGGGTCCCCCTGCATGATTGCGTCAAACATCTTTTTGAAAGATTCTGCGCCCGCTTTGTTGCCTGCCGCAAACACATAGGCGAGGCGGCTGTTGATTAAATTGCTCTGGATGGTCTGGGCCGCAAGGGCCATCATATCCCCATAATAGGCCACAATATCCACCATGCCGCGGTAATCGGGCTGTAAATTGATGATCTCGCACTGCTTCCCGATTTGCAAATAGGGGGACCCTTTGATAAAAGGGTTTGCAATGATGGAGTGTGTGGGATTGTAGAAAATGTTAATGCCGGTCAATCCCATTCGGTCATATAATAGGCCGTATCGGTCAGTATTGAACACCGTAACACCACCGGACCCGAAAACAAGATATTGCAAGCGGTTACTGGGCCATGTGTCGGGGAGCGTCCAGCGGACCATAGACACAGCTTCAAGGAACAGATATTTGCGGAAATAATAGGATAAGCTGTTGCCCTTGGTGTGCATCACGGAGGGAGTCACCGGCGACACATGAGCGTTGATCTGCTCATAGCTGTAGGGCGCACTCATAACAGACGGCCTCCTTTAGACATTTTAAACAGTAACCAGATCGGCAACTTGCCGGTTGGCCAAGGTCCCGGGCCGGGACCCGGCCCGGGACCCGGCCCGGGGTCAGGGCCTCCGCCGGAGTCCCATTCTACTTCCCATGTGCCGACCTGATTCGGGATTCTGATAATGCTGGACGGGTCCCTCAGGTTTCCGGCGGCATCGGCGTACTCCCAATGCGTGTGAATGCCCGTTGCGTATCCAGTCTGCCCCTGTGTGCCAATAAACTGACCCTTTGTAATCGTGTCGCCCACGTTCCAAATCTGCGAGGCAAAGTGCGCGGCCCGCCATGTCGTGCCGTCGGCCATCCGTACCTTAATCATATTGCCCCAAGACTGATCGCCCGAGGTGCTGCCATTCCAGTGCTGGGCAACGACCACAACGCCCGCCTCGGGCGCACAGGCTTTATGGTTGCCGTGTACGGTGTCAATGCCCCGGTGGTGGCTTCCGTCCGGGTACGCCGGATAACCGGCGGTTACTCTGATTGGTGACACGTCAGTGATACACTGTTTGTATACTGCCATAGTTTACGCCTCCTATTCTAAAAAGAATCCATTTTTCATATAACTTTTTACGCTGTCAATCTCTGCGGCTGTTGCGGACAGTGCAATATCGGGGTCATCTACCATAATGAAACCCGGGATGCTGAACAGTTGCACCCGCTGACACAGGGGCCTTCCGTGGTGCTCGTTGTTGTCGTCGGCCAAGTCGTAAAATTTGGCGGTCAAATATGGCGTGATTCCATATTGGGCAACCGACGAAACACCGCCTTTAGTTTGACTCTCGGCGCTGATTTGTTGTGTGCCGGACGTTATCCCGTTGACAACGTCACCGCCGGAAAAGAACGCAGACGCCGCACCCGCTATTGCTCCCACGCCCGCTTGAATTAACCCGTCAACGCTGGCAACCCTCTGGACGTTCTGGGTGATCTGGGCAATCTGTGCCTGCACCGCGATGTTGCCAGCAGTTGCATAAAAAATATTAAGGAAATCAGGCTGCGTCGAAAGTTGCAGAATAGTATCACCTGTATAGAAGTCAATAATAAACCGCAAATATAAGGTGCTTTTTAACATCAGCCGATCAGCGTTAATAGCGATTGTCCCGAATCCGGGCACATACAATTTGTATTCAGAGTAGGGGGCTCCGTCGCAATAAACTCCTCGACTGATTTCGGCGGGGTGCTTTGGAATTGATACGTTAATATTAGCTGTGAAGCTATCGTTTCCTTGCTCCAAAATGGCCACCTCACCAATATTCGTGAAGGACCACCACCCAATATTGACGGTACTTGTTTTTAATGTCCAGTCAGGGGGGTTTACCAGCGGAACCCAGAAGGCCCCCGTAATATACTGGATTGGATTGAAAAGAGCTTTTGTTAAATTGGAGCTGATTTCGTCGGCGCTAATGTTCAAATAATTAGTATTGGACAAAAGAGCGCCCATTAATTTGCGAAATGTTTGGGCAGTCATCGCGTAGCGCACCGAACCACCAAACGATACATAGCCGGAGGCCACGGCAGACACAACGAAAAACCCATTGCTTTCGATCAGGTCGGAAAAAATAGTTGTATTTGCTAATATTGTTTTTTCCGTAATTGTTGCTTTAGTGGGATACAAATTATCTGCAATTTTTGGATCAAACTTTGCGGACGACCTAACCACGTATTCTGTAGAATTGCCAATCTGTTCTCGATAACTCGCCAGCGTGTCAACAGTCAGCGATGCAACCCAGAGGCCCCCGGAGTACGTCCAATTCTTAACCCAGTAATAGCGGCTGAATGTGGGCAGATAACAGTAGTTGTATCCCGTCGGGTCACTCTGTGTGGCAATCTTAATTTCGGGGTTGATAATGTTGCACGGGGCTTTAAGATCAATTCCGAGCTCCTGACCGCCGCTGGGCCGTTTTGTGCTGTTTGTGCGCTTTGCGAACTGATAAAATGTTGCTTGCATAACGCCTCCTAAAAAATAACCGGCGGGCAGGACGCCCGCCGGTACCGGTCAGGACTTCGAGGGGTCTGCGTCCTTGTAGGTGGTGGTTTTCAGGGTGGAGGATGCTCTGCCCTTGCCGGGAGCAGTGACGTCTCCGGAGGTCATGAGGAACAGAACGGCATTCTCGGTGAAGTCGTCGTACCACGACCAGCCGTAATGATACCAGAAATTCGTATACAGGCCTCGCGCGTTCATGGGGGTAGGAACCACGCGGGACAGTTTAGGAGTGTAGCCGATTGCGTCCCAATCCAGCAGACACCCGAACACATTAGACAGCTTAACCGCGGCGTTTTTGGTCGCCACGCCGGCGGTACTGGTAATAACAGGCGTTGCGGAAATGGTCTCGCGCTCGTCGATGTTCTGCCAGAACGTGACCTGTTCGGCATCACGATATTTCAACATGTTATCGTGAAATACTTCGGGAATCACGCGGGCATCAATCTGGCTCTGCGTACCACTGTACAGATAAAGGTGCTGGCGGTCATACGGCGTGTGACGCATGATGTTGTACGTCGTGCTGCCGATCTCCCATTTCTGATGCCAGTTGATAGTTCGCTCCTTCATCAGGCGGGAAATGTCATTGATACGGCCATATGCGTATTTTGCAAATCCCGGAAAGTTCGCTTCCTTGTACACGTCCTGCACCGTCAGAGCGGTGCCCTGCTGGGCGTTGTACTCGTCGAGCAAATAGATAACGCTGCTAGGGCTTGTCACAGTCATGCCGGTCAAATGGTTAGCCATCAGGTTGTTGGCGAGGTTGCGGCGGTCGGCCTCGATCTGGTTCGACAAATGCAGCACGAACGAAGCCCAGAACTGCGCCAGTTCCTCGGGGCCTTTAAACGCCGCCTCCATCTGGGTGTCGGCCTGCGTGTAAACGCGGCTGTAATTGGTCTGGCCATAGTAGTTAGTCTGAAGGACTTTAGGCTTGTGGACTTCGTACATATCCACGCTTTGGCCGTCCACCAGCTCCCACGCCTTGTCGGGGACGGGGTCAGTGTCGCAAAAGTTGATCTTCCGCACATGGTTAGCCCAGTCGTCGCCCGTGACCTGCAAGCGTTTCATGGGCGCGTCATAAGGGCGAACGGCGAAGATCGTGCGGCCCAGCACCTGACTAATCGCTTTAGTGTAGTTATCGGCACCGGTCAGCAGAGTGGCCTGCGCCACCGACACGAAACTGGAAGTGTCCACAATGGGCGACGTCGTTTCCTGGCCAGTGGCCATTTTGTTGATTTCGGTCAAAATTGCGGCAATATCCGCAAAATCCATGCCGAGGGGCATCTCACTTCACTTCCTTTCCGTAGGTGGGGTCAATAATGCGGGCCGTCACAGTCGCAGCGTCTGCCGCCGGCTGCTGCTGGATGCCAAGGCCCAAGGCGTTAGCCTGCATCGTCTGGGTCATAGTCTGCTGACCCTGCAAAATCTGCCGCAACAGGGTTTCGAGGCCGTCATACTGCGGCGCGGGCTGCGGCGCGGGCTGCGGCACGGGCTGCGGCGCGGGCTGCGGCGCGGGCTGCGGCACGGGCTGCGGCTGCGGCACGGGCTGCTCCATAGCTTCAATCTCTGCTTTGGTGTATCCAGCCATTGCCAGGGCCGCTTTTTCACTGATTTTCAACTTTGATCGCCTCCATCACAACGTATGTGTCATGCGCCAGGCATTTAATGACCTGGTCTTTATCTCCTTTAGACAGCGGGCCCACGGCGCAACACTGCCGCGTCTGGGCGACGTTTGCCCAGTCGCTGTAATAGTCAACGTTCAAACGAGCACACAGGTCAGCCAGCAGAAACGCGCGCTCGTTAGTGATCGACTGGGTGAGGATGATATAACAACTCATATCTAACCACCTTTGAGTTTTGCAAAAATTTTAGTAAGAGGCCCCACCAATTCAGGGTTGATTGCTCCTATATTCTCGATGATACTGCCTATTTCCATCAAAACAAAATAAGTGCAACCGATGGCCGAGAACGGCACATTGACATTAACGCCAACAATGGGCAAGTAGAAATAGACAGCGAACATCAGACCCACGGCCAGAACTTCACCAAGTTTGTGATAAAAACCTTGGCGCATAACGCTGGAATCAAAACCAGTAGTAGAAAAGGCTTTAACCATTCCACTGACGACATCCATGCCGATAAACACCAGAACGGCCAAAATTGCATAAACGTTCATATAACATCACCTCCTTACAGATACAAGTAAATCCCAGGTTCTTGCGCTGGCTGACGCATGCCCGCTCCTTCTGGGAGCTGCCTCTGGGCACCTGGGATTGACTTTAATATATACTACCCGTATAAAAAAGTCAAGTACCGCAGTACTCACGAAAGAAAATCTCATCTGAATAACGCTCAAACTCAATTTGTCGCTGCAAATACGCGGGCCAGATATAACCATACGCGGCCCTAAATCGCTTCCGCTCATAGTCGCCGGTGCTGAAAGTGGGCATCTCGCCAGACCGATGCCGACACACATAGTAGAGGGGTTTACTCTTGTGCTCATAGATGCAGCACCGCCCAATTTGAACAATAGGATAATACTCCCGGAGCGGGCGTGACACGATTAAACTCTTCTCTTCGGCACTGTACTGGTTCTCGATTGCAGACCTGTAAAAGTCGGTGCCGCTCATTGACCTGTACAGCGCGGTACTCGCTTTCTCTCTTGCGATGGGACTATCTACCAAGTCGATAAGTAAAATACCTTTATCGGCCAGCAGCTTGACGCGCTCTTTCTTGCCGATCATCTTTTCGACTGCATCGGTGATTTCCCACTGCATATAATAGGGGTTTGCCATGCCAACAGCGTTCGACATACACAACAGCGTCAGGGGCTTTTGCCCTTGCAATTCGCGGTTACGGTTGACTGTCTCATAAATGTTGGCAAGGCCGATGCCCTCACCGCGCCGGTAATAGTCAGATTCTTCTTTCTGATACTCGTCTAATATCATTATACTGGTATGGGGGCTTGAAAAACCACGGGTGCGAGCAAGAGTTAATACACTACCAACTAAGCCCGACATCTTGGCCGGTTTTATGGGCGTACCTGTATCCGTGTAGGCTCCCGCGTTACCCACTTCATACAAGCCCGCTATTTTGGGCAATTTAAAAGGAGCGTAATGTGTTTGTAGATCATCGTTCAACGGAGACCACGGCCACATACTGGGGGATGCACAGATAAGTTCCGCTTGCTGCGGTGTGCGGCGCAAATATAGAAATTCTTCCTCGGTCTGATGCACGTGCTTCAATGCCCCATAGGTCTTGCCGGTACCACGACCGCCCCATATAAAAATAATAGACGCCCCCGTTGACAAAATGCCATCCTTTTCAGAAAAATTCGGCCAACCTTCATCAGTGTACAGTTTAATCATCATACAACCTCCATAATCTTGTACCCTAATATCTTTGCGTATTCGTCGGTGATTCCTAATGTGTATGTATTATCACAAATACACAGATTTCTTGTTATGTGCACCGTATGCCCGTCAACCACAAAATCGGGCACATTGGGACGATCATTATAAATAACCTGATTTCCTGCCGCCAAACAAAAAGTAAACCCGGGCTTAAATACCTCGAAACCACCCCACAGGGCCAGCTCCAAACCGCCCTTCCGCTTGCTAACTCCGGCTATGGTAGTAGTGATCGGCCCACCCTTTTTATAGGTAGTAGCGTATTTTTTAGAGCCCAACGTCATAAACTACGAATAACTGCGCTCTTGCTCATACACGCCCATGTAATGAGTATTGCCTTTAGGGTCCGTAGCACACGCGCCATTATCTTTCGCTAGCTGTTTTACAGATTTGTTAAACTCCGCTAAATCAATATTACCCATGTATTTGACGCTATCGGTGTCGCAGTACACGCCATTTTTGCCCACAGCCCATTGCGCTATTTTTAGGCGCTTGCGGGTGTGGGCCGTTGTCCATACGCCCCATTGGTAAGGCAAAAACAAATGGGGGAGGTGGTCGTTATAACTGCCCTCTGGGTCGTCGTTGCATTCGCTCCAGAGATTGTCGGGGTCGTCCTCGTCAAAAATTTTGTCCAGCTGCAAGTTGTCTTGTGCGGTCATGCCGTAATAGCTGTTTAAATCGCCCTTCGATTTAACATAATATAACTCTTGGCCGGAAACCCCTTTAAGGGATGTCTTTCCGGTGTAGCTCTCTTTTACACAATCTGTCAAGGGCTTCGGCAGTTTACCATACTCGGACGTGTAGAGGTCCATAACGTTAAGAGCGTCCCAGTCATATTCTTTGGCAATGATTCTAAAATCTATATCGGTTATGGTGATCTCTAAATGTTCAGCAGACAGCAGACGGCCATTGTCGTTAATGTATCCTTCACAATGCCGAACTTTTGCAAGTGGGATATATGGAAACCCCCACCACTTAAAACGCTGACGCAAACCTTTCACTTGCAAGCGCATCAGACACGCCTTGCCGTGCCTCATACATTGCATCAAACGCTCTACGGTGGCCGGTTCCTGCCTAAACGGAGTCATAGGAAAATAACATTCACATTGTACGGCGGGGTACGCGCTCGACATGTCCACGGAACCGACATTTTCCAAATGTACCCCCACATAATAGCGGTTGGCGTGCGTGTCACCACCTCGGAACGCTTCCCGCAACATTTGGTAAAGGTCCCATGACGGCAAAAGGCGATTGACCCGTTTAATGCCCCATTTGTACATAGATTCCCGGGCCATTCGTCTGACGTAGCCGGTGCGCGTCAAAGGTAGAGTATAGAGGTCGTCGCCGTCTCGCTTCATCTCAATTAACAAGCACTCTACAATACACCGGACATCGTTGATACAATACGCTAATTCTGTAGACGTTAAAGACGTCCATGGGTACCGAACCTTTGAATAATCAAGTGCCCCCGTCAGTTTGGCATGAGGGGCGCCCATCTGTTTGCCCCAAGCATCAAGGGACAAGTTACTGTGGCGCATACTGCATCGGTATTCTATAGCACGGTTGTCGCATTTTATGACCCTGCGCGGTTTGCTGGCGAATACATCACCCGGGCCAAAATCCAGAACACCCGACAAATATTGAAATTCATGTGCAAGATTGTGAACGTACATACACAAATACCAATCACCTTGCGGGCCGCTGTTGGCTTGCAAGTAATCACTGATCGTGTTTGTAAAATTCAACCATTCATCCCATGTTCTGCCGATAATGGTAATATCCAAACCGATCTGACACTGCCAAATATACATAATGGTGTGGGGGTTGTCGTCAGCGTCAACACACACTCGGGAAGTCTCAATATCAAACGCGCACGGCATATCTATATACAAACGCTTCTTGTTCGTTTTGCGCTTCCTGCCTTTAGTATGTTTTCTGTCCAAATGCTCCATAAGCCATGGGACTGGGTTATAATTATAAGCCTCCGCCAAAACCTCCGCGCAGGTCGGCGGAACTGCTGCCGTCGCTGTAGTCCCATTCTTTGCCATAGTTGACCTCACCTTGCTGCCATTTTACAAAATCATCAATACTAACGTTATAGCCGCCTTTTTCGCGCCAGTACATGACCGGCTGATCGGACGGATAGTAATACACGCCCGATGCTTTTACGATCCCCCACCATTCAGACAGGGCCGTATATTGATCTTCGGGCACGTCGGCTATATCAATACCGCCGACTTTCATTTTTTGTTCAAATTCTGCACGCGCACCGCCAACGGTGGAACCCTTGGAACGAACAAACCGCGCAACATCCGCCAAAGCCTGCTCCAATGCTTTACGGTCTCCGCGCATCGCCTTTAGAGTTGGGAAACCTCCAGCAAATTCTTTATAAACGTCGCTGGTGCCGCTGATAGGGTCTTTTGATAATCGCTTAATACGTTTTTGCGCAATGTCACGCAGTCGTGTATATTCTTTGCGCATCTGATTATCAGGCCACGATTCCAACGCATAGGGGGTGTACAGCTCGGAACTGTATTTAAGGGTTGCACTTGCTTTAGCTGCGCCTACTGCCATGTTTCTTGCGCTCCTTTCTATCTATGATCATACAATACCAGTCCAGAGGGTCCGCTTCGATGCCCAATCCGTTGAAAATGATTTTGGCCCATTCAGAGCGGAAAAACTCAGCATCATTGGTTGCGACTCCACTATATACAATAGCAGAGGCAAGATATATCAGGGAGTCGTCGCAGTTCAGCAAGGATACTCTGTTATCTTTACTTTTCATGGGACCTCCTATAATACATATGGCCGCCGCATGTGCGGCGGCCATTGGTTAGATCAAACCAGGTTCAAAGACAAAACCTGGCCTTTTTTGGTGCTGATCAGCACAGGTTTGACCTGCACCGGTTCCGTCCACGTATCAGGGGCCCCGAGCAACGTAAACATCCTCTTCAGAGACTGATACACGCCCACGGAAACGCAGGCGTAGGACTGACCGTCCTCGGTAATGAGGACACTGCGAGGTGCAATCGCCTTGCCCTCGGGGACATCGTCCTTGCTGACCTCCACACACTCCACAGACACATGGACCAGCGACAGCACCTCATTGACGTGATCCTTCAGCTTGTTGACGGGGTTGCTCGTTGCATTGTAGAATGCAACTGCGGCAGAGCGGTCAGAGAGATTCATATCGGTGTACCCTACACCGGTGTTCATCACGTCGGAGACCATCATTACACCATTGTGTTCGAACTTTTTCGTCATCGCTTCAGACATAAAATATAACTCCTTTCATTCTGCCCGTGTCATCATCAGTACCGGGCGGGCGCCCCCGGTAGACGGCCCGTAGGCCGTTTCGACTAATGCTGAAAAATTTGTGCGTATTTTCGATACATGGCCTCAACACCGTCACGCTCAAGGGCCGCCCCTTGGTACATTAAACTGTCCGCTACACTGTTATCTTTAATACCTTCAAGCGTTTGGACATGCTCATCGCAATGAACAAGGGCCTGCCGATACCCGGATAACCAGGAACGATCATTTGCGGCTCTGTCAGCCTCCGTGGGGTCCTCATATTCACACCACGTCAATTTGCCGTCCGGGTGAATCTCGATAATGAATTTACGCATTTACATTTGTAGAATCTCCCTTCTAACATCCATAAATAAT